TGAATCATATTCTGCTTCAATTTCAGATAATTGTCCTCTTTGTTTACTGATTGATTCTTGTAATTTCTCAATTTCTGCTAAACCTTCTTGAGCTTGTACTTTACCTCTTCTTCTAGCAGCATCTGTTGCTTCCACTTCAAGGTATTGCATCAATGGGTTAACTATATTACCAAGATTCTGATTGAATGATTTAAGGTTTGTATCAATAACTCTATTGCTTGAGGCTAATTGATTTTTACCTCTCTGATTAGATGCATCTGTTCTTGATTGTGATACACTTGCCCATTTAGATGCTGCTGCACTATCGAACTTACCACCTGTACCTAATGTATTTGTTGCGTTTGATGCCTGTATTTGTACAGGACTTATTATATCTCTATATGTTTTCATTGACTAATTAAATCCTTTCCATCCATTTTTTTTCCCGTATTTACCTACTGTTGAACCTATCGTCCCAATTGAATCAGTAGCAAAGTTACCCCAAGCTGCTGAACTTCTAGCTGCTGCTTCACTATTAGCACTTGCAATTGATTGTCCAGCATTTAAATTAGCATTTTGTACTGCTTGACCTTGACCTGCTTTAACTGCTGCAAGATTAGAATAAGCACTTTCAATATCTCTCATCATATTAAGATTAGTCTGGTGACCAGATAAATCAATACTGAATTGAACCATTTGTCTATTTAATTCATCAACTTCATTATCATACTTAAATGCTTCCTCTTGAGATGTATTAATACCTTTTAATGAAGAAACTGTTCTTCCTTGATAACCAATACTTGCTAATTGAGTACTTCTTACTTTATTATATCCATCAAGTCTTTGACTGAATCTTTGTAAGAAATCTAAATCTGCTTTCTTAGCATTAAATCTTTGAGCTTCCTCATTAAATGATTTATTAAAGAATGTATTATTAAGTTCTCTCTCTATTTGAGATGATTCAATTCTACCTCTTTCATTGGCATTTAAAGTATCATTATATTGTTGCTCCATAGCTCTTGCTCTTTGATTAGCCGAACCTGTTTGTGCTGCACTATCTGCTGCTGAAGCACTTGCTGCCCCAGCTGCTAAACTAACCACAGCCATACCTATCATAAATGGCATATTATCCTCCTGATATATCTAATGTAATTTCACTCTTTAATACAGCGAAATTTAATGGGTCATCTGATGACAAAGTGAATTGTTTCAATGTATCCCAACCTAAAGTGTAATGTTCATACATTCCTGTGTATAATTCTGATTTCTTACTATAAAGTGCTTCATCATAATAGTTTGAGTTGATAAAATCATCATCTATATGGAATCCTTGAGTGTTATACATATATAATCTCATTTTAATAATCCTTTTCTCACTTAATTCTGCTTGAAAATTAGGTGAAGCTAAAGGTAATGAAACTAACTTACTATTGTATTTATACCCAACATGAGCATTAGCAAAGGGTCTATCAATTGGTAATTCACCATTTTCTACTACACCTTCACCTTGATAAACACCATCTAATAAATAACTTACTTCTGTTCCATTGAATCTTTCTAATCCAGTAATTTCAGATAGAGGCGGAGTACTAGAGTCAACAAACATTAAACAACCTTCACACCATATATTATCTAATAAGAAATCTCTACCTAATATACCACCTACTGTATCAGAACATGATATTAGAGGGTTTTCAGGGATTTGTGGATTATCACAATATTTAACAGGAATACTTCCTCTGAAATAAGTATAATTATCTAAGAAACAAGGTTCATCATCTATATCTAATCTCTCTAAGTAGTAGTTATTATTATCAAGAACTAACATATATAATTCATTATCAACAGTTGATATATCAATGATTTTCCTATCTTTAACAGATGTAATAGTAGTCCATGCAACAACAGATTCAGTTCTGTCAAAGTTTAAAGCAACAACAGCTCCATCCTCATTTAAAACATACATATATCTACCTAAGTTAGACCTTGCAGATTTAACATGCTCCATTCTAAATGGTTTATTAAATAATTGACCTGCTAATGTAGTTAAATCTTTTGAAGTATAAGCATCTTGTTCATAATCAAATACAAATTCTCTAATTGCATCATGTCTATCAATGAATAATGTACTTCCATCCATAGCTGTAACAGGAGTTCCATCTTGAGTACCAAATCTTGTTTGTATTTTCCATGAACTATCTAATGGAGTAATAAGATTAGCACCATTAATGAACTCTGAACCGCTTGTGAATACTTGTACATTTCTACCAGCATATATACCTGTAATAACATTAATCTTATCTGAATCTATTGTATCAGTAATTGGAGCACCTGGAGTATCATAGTTCTCTGCGGCTATTTGAAAATCAAAGTAATCTTGAGATTTAGAAGCCCATACTGTTAAAGGATAATTCTCTGAACCAGCACAAAATAACCTACCTTGATAAAAACAACCATATGACGGCCAACCTAATTCTTCTGACCACATCTCTGATTCTGGGTCTAAAGGGTCTTCCAATGGAGGTACCATTTCTAATGTACCAAATGTAAATGTTTCATAATCAGTTCTTGTTATAATTCTCGTTTGAATATCACTATGGAATAGTAATGTAACATCACCTCTTTGAACAACAGACATTTCTTTAATTATCTTTGGTGTTAATTCAACTAATCCTGTTAATGAACCAAATGGAGCACCTACTGCACTAAATCCTGAATCTCTTTCAGGCACATGATATAAATCAATTGTTTCATTATGAATTAAGAACAAGTATTTCTGTTCTGTATTATAAACAAAATCAATTAATCTAACTTCACCTTGTTTAGAGCCATTGGGAGTATCTGTAATATCCAAGTATTCAAATCCTGGTCTTTTAAATGCTCCACCTGTAATAGCAATCAACATATTATCTGCCTCTGCTACTGAGTTATAGAACTTCTGAATATCTGTTCTACCCCATGCTTTGTCATTCATTATCCCTGATATATAAGAATTCTGAACAACCTTTGTTTTGTTTCCTACTGAAACTCTTTGTGACATATGAATTCCTTAATAAAATCTTGTACTTGTTGTAGGAGTATCAGCAAATGACTTAGGAGGTTGTCCTTGTGCATCTGTACTCATAGCAGTTTGTAATTGTGTTGTAGCAAATGATTTATATAATTGAGCTTTAGTAGCATCAACGGTTAATGGTGTAGCAAGTACTGAAGCCATTTCATATTCCATTAATCTCACAAAATAAGGAGGGAATAGTTCTTCAGGAACTCTTCTGTAATAATACAATCCTAATTTATTTGAGTTACTATATAGTTTATCACCAAATATCTCATAATCACTAACAGGTTCTGTTGTATCAATTCTAATATAATCAGAAGGTAGTTGATAGATGTATTTGTACATAGGAGTTGGATTTTCTTCAGGTAATCTATTTAAATCATTATAATGTCTAGCAAATGTCCATGTGTTGATAGATAACATATTATCTACTGTTGGTTCCCATAGGTTTTTACTTAATAGAGGACCAGCACCGGGTTCATCAAATGAATTGATTGGTTTATGACCTAATAATAATAATGCATTTGAACAGATTGAAATCTTTTTAAGCATGTTAAATCCTTTTGTTTTATGTTATTTATACAAAAGATTGAAAAGGTTGGAGGAGTTTAAGAGGATGACTCCGTTGGTACCCAAAGGTACTATCTTGGAGTCTAATTAGTTATACGCTATAAATTACTGGTATAACAGCTGTTTCGTCAATTAAAGCTGCGTTCGCCTTAAGTGTCCCGCATGAAAGCCAGGAAAGTTTCTGTGGAACCCAATCACTCTTAGTACTAATATCTAAGTTAAGTGCGAATCCAACAGATCTTTTGTGATAAGCATATGCTGTGAAATCTGTATCATCATCAGTAATACCACCTTCTTCTCTATCTTCAACCTGAATGATTTTAAATCCAAGAAAACTATTCACGTCGCCGCTCACCAATGCCTTAACAGTATTGTAATCAGCTGATGTAACCTGAGTAGTTTTTAGTAAATCTTCAAGTCCTTTTGATTCGATTACTAAAAATCTATCTGAGCTATCAACACCTGCTGCATCAAGTGCTCTTTTAGCTGATAAAATAGTATCAACATCTAATGCTGTACCTGTTGTACCAACTGCTGATGTACCTGTTGTTGCTAATGCATCAAGGATAAGTTGGTCACTTCTTCTACCAAGTGCTTGAGCGATTGTTTCACCAAGCTCATTTACTTCTGAGAAGTTTACATCTGCGTTTGAGAAAATATCCGTATCGCTTATATTCAATAAGGTTCGTTACTACCTTACCAGTTCTCTTATGAACTTCTATATGTTTCCATATAGGCTAGACTATATCATAATCCTAAAATTAATTAGGACCCACACCACTTCCACTCACTTGAGTGTACTCCCTGCCAAGGGATAGTCGTTGAACTTTACTTATTCTTGCATTTCTCGAAGTGCCATTGAGACATCATAGATGCATTCTTTGACTCTTTATCACAATATGGACATTTAACAATTTTT